TGCACCGTAGTGCTGGCACAGCACGGCAATGATTTCGTTGGTGGACGGCGCGCGCACTTCAGAGCGAATCTGAGTACTGGTACGCAGCGGATCGGTCGCGCGGGTTTCGGTGGCGGGGTCAGCCACAGTATCGGTTTGTACCTGGGCGGCAGCTTCCTGCTGCGCCTTCTGCTCAGCATCGCGCCGTGCCGCTTCCTCGGCTTCGCGCTTGGCTTTCGCTTCCTGTTCTGCCCGGTAGTCGGCAATGCGCACCTTCACCACCGCGGCAAAGTCATCGGCGGGCTTCATGCAGATTTGGCCAAAGTCACGGAACAGGAACTTGTAGTCGGCAGCGTGTTCGTTCAGCTGCTGGATATTGCTCCGGATCAATTCGGCGGTTTCGTTGGCTTCGATCTTGACGCGGGCCAGCTCGTCGTCACAGGCGGACTGCAGGCTGCTGATCGTTTTCTTGCCCTTCATGGCGCCCGCAAAGTCGGCGTTGCTGCAGTTCAGGACTACCGGCAGGCCGTCCGCCTCTTTTTCCAGAGACCGTTCAAGGCCGCCCATGAACGCATCCCACTTGCCCCGGGCATCGTTCAGGATTTGCAGCTTGCGGGCTTCCTTCTGTTCCTTAACCGCCTTATCCAACTTCAGGCGCAGCTGCCGGGTTTCCTCGCTGATCCGGTCAATGGTCTTCACTACCTCGTCAACGGTCTGCATCTGGCCCAGCACGTTCTCCTTGGCGCCGGCCAGCCGCTTCTCCACGTCCTTACAGAACTTCACGGCTTTTTCAGCATCAGCAAAGTCCTGGTCGCTCTGCAGGTCGGTGTTGATGCTTGCCAGGGTGGCCCGTGCACTTGCCTCAAACTCTTTGAGGTTGCTGGCCTCTACCATGCCGGTTACCCGAACAGACAGGGCAGGCAGGGCGTCAGGGGCTTTGCCTTCGGCTTTGGGTGCTTCCGGCTCGGCAGGCACGTATTCGGCCAGGTCTTTGGCGAACTGTTCCCAGGCGGCCAGCAATGGCTTGAATCTGGATTCATCGCGCTCAACCCAGAGGTACTTGAAGTTTTCCTCAGTGCCGTCAGAACCGACAAACAGAATCCTCTCAGCACCGGACAAGGCGAACTGCTGATCCATCTGGATCCGGTAGTGTTCCTCAAGCTGCCCCGCGTCGATCTGTGCAGCCAGGTCAGCAGATAGCCATTTATGCTCAAAGCCGATGTCGCCCATCATGTTCAGGCCGTCCATCGAGGCCATGAATCCGTTTTCTTCATCGTCCATAACGACGGGGAAGAACTCGTCTCCGGCGATCTTTTCGGCCAAGGGGCGGGCAGCTGCTTCAGCCCGGTGGCCGTCATCGAAAATACGCTGCTGGTGGCTGGAGACCTCCGGCACAATGCCGGTGGCCTTCTGGCGAAGCAGGTCGTTCCGGCTCTGGTACTTCGACTTTCCAGCCATGGCCGGGGCCTCACTTGCGGTAAACCGCTTGGCCCGAAGGGCGTCCCACTCCGGGGAACCCTGAACCATGTTAACGATCTTGCCTTGTTGGAGTTTCATGCTGCTCTGCTCCCGTGGTTCTCGTGATAGTTATGAAGCTTTTCAGCGGCTTTGCGCGCATCAATCGCTTCCTCAATAGTGTCGAAGGCCCCGAGGTAGATCCGCTTGCCTCCGCAACAAATCCTGGCAACCCACCTGTTGTCGCTTTTCTTGAAATTGACACCAAGGTGCCCGCTGGTGTTGTCGCTCCTGATTGAGATATTTCTAGCGTTTCCGGCAGAACCAACTTCCCTCAAGTTCTTTGGTCGGTTGTCGCCTCTGTCGTGGTTTATGTGGTCCAGCCAATCATCCGGCCACCGACCATTGCTCAAGGCGAAAACAACTTGGTGAGCCCTATACCAGCGCCCGAGAATTGGGCCGTGAAAATATCCACGGCTATTCTTTGCAGTCATTGCCTGGCGCCCCGCATGTCGCCCATTCCAGCGCTTCGCTTCCTGCTTTTTGGAGTGGGCGCCGCCGGAGAACATTTCGGGCGGGCGCTCCCGCCAATAGAGATTCCCTGTCTCGACGTCCAGCCTCAGCAGTCGCCGAAGCAGGTCAACAGGGACAGGGTGCGGCTGACCGATCATGCTTCTTCTCCTTGTGCTGCCAGCGCAATGATCTGCAGGCGCTGCTCGTCAGTCAGAATGGCGTTGCTTTCTACGGTATCGATCACCTGTTGCGGGGTTTTCTTGCCGCCCTCGATAATCGCCTGCCATTTCGGGAAATTAGCCTTGAACCTTTCGTCCGGGTAATGCTCCAACTGCGGGCGCGCTTCCTGTTTTGGTTGCTCGTACCGCTGTGCAACGCCCATGTCCCGCTCCGGCATATCCTCGGCTTCCTCCCGTGAAATCAGGCCAGCCAAGGCATCGGCAAACTGGTCACGAAGCGCAAAGCCCCGGGCGCGGAATGTCTGCATCCGCTTCGGGTACTGACTCCAAGGGCCAGCCTTACCCCACAATCCAGCCTTCTCAGCGTCGGCCTTGCTGAAGGTGACCGTGTGCTTTTCGCCCTCTTTGCGCCATACCGTGCAAGTGGCGACCATGGCGTTCTCGTCGTAGGTTTCCTTGATTCCGCCGAATGCCGGGTGGTTTTGAACCAGGGCCAGCATGGCGTCACCGTAGATCGACGGCTTACCGTTAATCACGGCGATATTCTGCAGCGCCTGGATGGGGTTCAGGCCCAGCTCACTGCCCATCATCATGGCCACCAGGGTATCCTGCGGCTTATTCTGGTAGCACTTCGGGACCATCTGGCTCTTTGCCAGCATGTCCGCCATCTGCATGGCTTCCTGAATGTTTTGTGGCTGCAGGGCAAAGCCTGCGCCGGTTTTTGCCACCTGATTCATGATGCCTGCTCCTTGTCCGATTTCTTCAAGCTCTCCCCGCAAAACGGGCAGTAGATCATCATCACTTTGATGCTGTCTTTGGTCAGGTTCTTGTAGGGCTCACCGGACTTCTTGATCTTCTGAAATTCGTAAGAAATCGGGAGACCAATCTTCGTGGTCAGCTCTTTTTCGCCAAGCACGATGGACTTGTTCTGCCACTCGGCCTCGAAGCTCGCCGCCTCGTTTTCTGGAAGCTGCCCCTTTAAGTTGTCAGTTACTTTTCCCAAAACCTCATCAAAACACTTGCACTCGCTCATGCCGCCTTACTCCTATCGTCTTCCATCATGTATTCCGCAGCCTCGCGGGTTTTCGCCAGGCCGATGATTTGCTCCACGGCTCGCGCCATGAGTTGTGTGAGAATCTTTGCCGCTTCAATCGGGTCAGTGCGGGTCATCATCACCGCCCGGTTGTGGGTGTCGGCGTCCAGTTCGATCATCATGTCCACCACGTCATCGCGGTCGTACACGGTGGTTCTCGGGTACAGGAAGCCGCTCGGGTGGTACCGCAACTTGAACTCACGACCGACCAGCAGAATCTCGCGCATATCCTGTTCTATGCGCTCCATGTCCAGTTCGATGTCTGAGGCGCGGTCTATTTCGCGCTGGTGTTGCATGTGTGACTGCCTCACGGGGCCATCTCCTTATCTGTTACCAGCCAGCCTTGTTGCTTGAGAGCCTGAAGACCCCAAGCGCTCATAATCTGCCTGACTGTCGGTTGGCCTTGATCTGCCGCATAGGGCTTTTCGCTATGCTCTATGTGACAAGCCTTTGATCCGCCCCCGGGCGCTCGGCACATCAAGACGCTTTCGCCAGTCTTCAGGATTTTTCTGCAGATGAAGCATCGGTGATTGTGTTTTCTGCGGCTGGAGGAATATCTGCACTCCCAAGTAGGGTTCGGCCTTTTCACGCCAACACCTCCCGGCGCTCACCCAGCGCCTCCTGTTCCAACTTCTCCAGCCGATGACGCAGAAACCGCAGCTTCGGCAGGTAGGCGTCCTCAAACTGGTAAATGCTCTCGCAGCCCTCAATCCGGTTATCGCAATCGAACGTCATCAGGCGCAGGCCGCTCTGGTGAATGTCGATGGTCAGAATGTGGCCGGTGTTCAGTTCGTTGATGCGCAGTACCAGGCTGGCGATCAACAGGATTTCGCTGTGGGTTGCTTGCTGTTTCATGGCTTCCGCGCCTCCAGTTTGTTGTAAGCCCAGTTCCAGACCAGGTAGGCACCAATGGCCAGTGTTGGTATGCCGAGGATCAGGATGTCGTAAAGTCTGTTGTAGCCTTCCATTACCTGACCTCCAGAGCTTTAACCGCCTCGCTGGCGGTCACTTCGTTGTCGTCAATGAAGTAGGTCGGCACTCCGTTGACTACTTCGACAGTCACGACAACAGAGTTCGGAAAGGTGCGGCGCTCCGCGACAAGGTTTTCTGAGTCGCAGGCGGTCATCATCAAGTTGTGAAGCTTTTCGTAGGCGTCCATCACGCAGCCTCCTCAATGTGAGCCCGAACGCGCTCGGCATAAGCTGCCAGCCGGGCCCGGTTGTCGTCGTCAAGCCGGAAAATGCGCTTGCGAATGTAAGCCGGGACCTCATAGAACCCGGATTCGCCCGCAGCGGCCTGCAAAAAAACCGGCTCGACTACTTGCTGAGCCGGGGAAGATCGCAGGGGATTGCGTTTGGTGATGCTGGCAATCAGGGAGAAAAGAGGGGCGACAGCGGTCTGCCCCTTAACGCCCTCCTGGCGCGCCACATGAAACTTGGAAGTCATCAGTGAAGCCCTCCGATAATCGCGGCCACTTCGTTCCGTCCAATCCGGACAACGCTCACCACCTGGCGGTTGTTCTGGTTAGGGCGGCTGGTTCTGGCCATGGGGAAGGTGGAAAGGATGCAAAGGAAGCAAACGAGCACGCAGCTCATGACCCGCGCCTGGAGAATCCCGTGCATCCACATCTGGCAAATCAGATCCACTTTGTTGAATGCGTGGAATCGATCTTTAAGGCGGTCCATGTGGCAGGTGACTGTGTCGGAAGAAATGCCAAGTTCGGAGGCGATTTCCTGAGTTGTCATGCCCATGACCATGAGTTCAGCGATTTCTGCCTGGCGCTTGGTCAGACCGCTGGTATCGGCAAGAGCCGGGTCTTTGTGTTCGTAGCGCTTAACTGTGCGTGGCATTTTGCTTCACCTTTATCGTTTTGCTTGATTAAAAATTTAGCTCAACGATAAAGAAAGCGCAATAGCAAAATGCTAAAAATTTTATGCAGGGCGAAAAAAAGCCCGCTTATGCGGGCCTGGCTCTAGCCGAAGGCTATCGTATCTCGGCGTTCTTTAGGTATACGTAGCCTGTAAGCATGCCGTCCTCTATGCGGAAAATGGTGCCTTCGAAGCGAATAGTTTGGCCAGGCGATAGAGACAAAGCTTCGGTTTCAGACAGGCCTTCGATGAACAGATCTGTCAGCGCTCTCTTCGTTCCATCGCTCAGCTCTACGGTGTAACCTCCGCCAGCTGGCGCAACATCAAGAACAGTGCCGGTCCATTCAATCCTCTTGCCGATCAGGCTATTCTTCTCGGCTTGTTTCTGGGCAGTCGTTTTGCCGGAAAGGTATACCTGCTTCATTAGGTCGTTATAGCTGGCGGATATTGGGGCAGGGTGGTCCAGCAATTTAATCGCCTGGGTTGCGATTCCTATGGGGGCTGCGACAAGGATGAGGGCCAGAAAGATCATTTTTGGCTTGCTGGCTTTAGCTTCCGCCCACATATCCGTGATTGA